CACCCGAGCCGACCACGTCGTCAATCAGACCGAGCGTGTTGATCGCCGGCTGCGTGTCCCACAGCCCACCGGCATCGCTCATCCCCTGGTCGTCGATGAGGCCCGCGCCGGTCAGCTTGATGCCGTTCAGCGCCGGGTCGTAGATCACGTTCGTCTTGGCACCGGCGAACGTTGGCTGCTCCTGCACAGTTGCCACCACGTTCAGCGCCAGCAGAGACGGCGCTGTGGTGACCACCATCGCCGCTGTCGGCGACTCGTGCCCAGTGGAGTCGATCCACTTTGCCAGATAGACGCCCTCCAGCAGCGGCAGCTGCGCCGAGTTGGCCGCGCCTGAGATATAGCCGCCGATGTCGATGGCGCTGCCCCAGCTCGGCTGCACCAGATCAGTGGTATGTCGGATCCGCGCCTGCCCGCCATTCCTGACGTCCAGATCGATCGCCGCATCCCACGTCAAGTTGGCGAGCCCATTCAGCACCGTCATGGACAACCCGGTGAGATTCGACGGTGCTGCCAGCTTCCCTGTCACGACGTGCAGCGGCGAATAAGTCCACGCACTGCTGCGCACCCCGATGGCCGAGACGAAGCGGCCGCGCACGACATAGGCTGCTCCATCTTCTACCGGGGAGAGATAGCGGCTCGTCGTTTCAGCGGTGAGCGTCGGCATCGACGACCACACCGAACTGTCGGCGCGCTTGTACTCCATCTCGACGCGGCCATTCTGTGCCAGCGCGAGCTCCTGAGCGCCAGGCCATGTGATCAGCATTCGCGACGTGACCACGCCGCTCGAGCTGACGATCAGGTGCTCCTCCCCCGATGCCAGGCTAATCTGCCCCAGCGGCTCCACCACGAACGGGTTAGGCAGGTTCGTGTCCGGCGCTGGGTCAACGACGGTGGCATTGCCCAGATTCCAGTCGTAGACGGTGGTCGCCTCCTCGTTCAGGATCAGGTCGACGCCGCCATCGTCGCTCATGCGCCAGTCCATCACCCGGAAGACCTTATCGGTCCAGCCGAACTTCGCCAGCGACAGCTTCACCGTGCTGTACGCAGTCAGCTGCAGGGCGGTCAGCTTGGCGGGGAACTCCACCACTATGCTCTGGCGCGACCGCTCCAAGATGATCTTGGCGATGCGCTGCGCCATGATCGTGTTGGTCGTGAATGGCAGTTCGATGTCGCGCTCGATCACCTCGCCGTCGTTTGCGGCGTAAGTGGCGTTGCGCACCGCCGGAAAGTCGCCCGGCTGCCAGTACTTGCCCGGATCGATGTAGGTACCCTTGACCACGTTGAACAGGTCTTTGCGCGACGTGCGCGGCTGCACCTTCACCGGACCGCGCAGGTCCGATTCCGTCAGCGTGACCGTTGGGACATCGTAGGCTCCGGCAAACACACGGAACACGCCGCCGGCGATGACCGCTACACCGGCGCCAGCCGTAACCAGCTCCGCCAGGTTGTCGCGCGGCGACTTGTCGGACATGACAATGCCGTCGCACAGATAGCGCTCTTGCCACACCGCCGTGTCGGTCTGCACCGGCTCGTCGCTGATGTTCGCCGCGGCGATCACCGTGGCGAGGTCAATGTCAGCGTCGGTGCAGCCGAAGCCGCGCTCGTCCCTCAAATAGTCGTAGACGCACAGGGCCCAGTTGTGCGACCAGTACGTCCCGCCAGTGCGCGGGTCGTACAGGCGTTTCCCGCGCACCACCGCCTTGATGTTCGGCAAGCCGTTCGGAAAGATGTCCACGTCGTACTCCAGGCGGAGATAGACATAGCAAACGCCGCTCAGGCGGTGATCCCACGTCCAGCCCGGAACCTCGGCGACCAGATCGCCGTCGGCAGCCTGATCCGGAGCCCCCAAGTGCTTCTTGACCCGGACCAGCGCCTTCGACTCCAACGCCTCATAGGTGACCACTATCACGCGAGTGGCCGGATCGATCGAGCGGACCGTGACGGTCTTCGAGCCCTGGTACCAGTCCACCGTGTAGGCGAACTCCTGCACATACCCCATGGCTTCGGTATAGCCTGCCGCGGAAACGACGCGGTAGACCGTCTCGTCCAGGTCGTAGGTGACCTGCGACTGACCGCCGGGGATGCTTTTCGAATGCGTGCGGGACTCGCCCGACGCCTTCAAGAACTTGCCGCCGGTGACGAATCCGCTGGAGTCGATGCCGCCTACAGGATCTTCCCCGAGAAACACCTCTTCAATGGCATCGCACTCATGGTCGGCCAGCGCCACCACAAGGTGCATGAATTGGTTGGCCTTGCCATTGCCGTCAGTGCTGGCCGCGAAGACAAGCGGGCCGGACGTCATCGCGCGGCCGTAGATGATGTTCCTCGGCTGGACGTTCGATCGGACGATCTGCGTGCGACCTTGGGCCTCGGCGGCGAAACCGTTCTGGGTGCGTGGCTTGAAGACGCTCCCCATGAGAAGTCCCACTGCGATGCTCGCCCCGAGCCCAACCAGCGCCACGGTAAAGGCTGTCGCACCGACTGCGAGAGCAGTTAGCGACGCAATCGCCGGGATTAGAGCGACAACTGCCGGCATACGAAGCCTCCTATACCTTCCAGGCTGCCTTCGCCTGCTTCATGTCTAAGAACTTGATCCCGTCCGGCCCCTGTGCCGCGATCAAGCCACCAAGGCATAGGGCCAGTGCTTCGCCGTTCGGAGAGTCGATCAGGGCCACGTCACCCCGGCCAGCCAGCGCCGCCGGCACCGCTGCGCCTAGCACCAGCGTTGCAATGCCGCTCACGCCGCCGTTGTCACGCAAGACCCTGCGCGCGCCCTTCTCACTGCTATACAAGCCACGCCAGCGCCCGCCCGGGTCGCTGCCGGTCATCGCCTCGATCGCATCGCAGACGAAGAGGCAACAGTCGCTGTCGCCCCATGAAAAAGCCCGCTCGCGGCGGGCTTCGATGAACTCGGCAAGGCGAGTCGGCCAGTCTTCCAAACGCTGCATCAACGCCCCCAGGTAAGCTGCTTTTCTACCATCTGCGGCACGAACTCAAAGCCGCGGTCACCGGGATACCGGCTTTGCTGGTCCTCGTTGTTGTAGCGGCGCACCTTCGCACGATCCCATGCCACCATCCGCGACTCGGCAGAAACCGTGATCGATGCGGTATCGCCGACGTCGATGGTGGGTACGTCCATGCGCCCGGAGAACAAGCGAATGGGGGCGTAGCCCAACTGCAAGTCCCACCTCAATGGTGCAAACCAAATCTGGCACGGCCGGCCCTGGTACTGCTCGGCAAGCATGATCGCCACATGCTCTGTTGGAACACCACTGAGCGTGAGACGCACCCCCGTAGCCTCCAGACTCGCCTGCTCCTGAATCGGCTCAATGCTTCCCAGGTTTCCCAGGCCGAGCCATGTCGCACCGTTCCAGTCCATGTTGTAGCCGGCGCTGCAGACGCGTAGCGGCTGCGAGAAATCGAGCTGCACAAAGAAGACGTACGGAACATGGCCCGCGGTGATGAGCGCGACATTCCCGCTGTCCAGCGCGCGCGTCATATCGGCACCTCGATGAAGTCGACTGAGAAGGCGTCATGTCGGAATGCTGGCGTGCTGACGAACTCCCAGACGTCGCTGGCCAGGCGCATGAAGGCTTTTGGCTTGTCCAGACCAATGATCGACAGGTTGGCTGGCGCACTGCGGAACGACGGCGCGACAGGCACCAAGGCAGTACCACTCGCGTCACTGACGACGTCTCCCGTCACCATCTTCAGCTCACCGCCGGCCTCCAGATACTCCCCAGCGCGAAGCACGAGCGTATTTGCTGGCCAGTACTTCGATGGCAGGTAGTTGAAGTCGATCATGGTGCCGTTGACGACGGGCGCACCATTCACCTGATACGACTGCCCGAGGAAATCCAGCACCATCGTGGCCTCTACCGGCAACGCGGCGATGTCGGCGATCGATGACCCATGGGGCCACAGGTAGACGCGCCCGGCCATGCCATTCAGCGCCGCAAGGAAGCCCTGCAGCTTGCGCTGCTGCTGCAGGCTCATCGTGGTGAAGGTCAAGCGCGCCTTCCACAGCGCGCCCGGCCTCTCTACCGTCTGCGTGGCCCGATTCAACGGGGAAACGAAGCTCTCGGTGTTGGACTGCAGCCCGAACATGGCGCTCGCCGGCAGGATGTCGTCAGGGAACGTCAGTGTCGTCATGGCTTACCGTTTCGGCGAGAACGTGCCGCCGCGATTCATGCTGTCCAGGATCTGGGCCTTCGTCTGCTGCTGGCTCCGCTCGATGGCGGCGATCACCTCGGCGCGGTCCGTCCGGCTGTCGATGTTGTAGGTGTTGTGGAACTCGATCGACATCGAGGCGGCTTGCTGTGCGCTCTGCCGCGCCAGAACGTTGTCGGGAATGATCGTGCCGTTGCTGTCCGGCACAAACAGTTCGGGACGGCCACGCTCGCCGACCAGCAGCGGCATCCCTGCCTGTACATCACCGCCGCCTGCGCGCGCCAAGGGCGTGCCCACCGGATTGCTCAGGTCGACAGGAGTGCCGGCAAAGTCCGTACTGCCTTGGATGCCGCCATAGGACGACTGCATGGAGCCCCCGATGGCGCCAACCACCAGATTGCCCAGTTGACTGAAGATCCCGGACAGCGCCGCGCGGGTCTGGATCCGGACCAGGTCGGCGATGATCGCCTTGGCGAAGTCGCCAAAATTCAGCTTCCCGGTCATGGTGAAGCTCACTAAGGCGTCTTCCATCGATCCGAACGCTCTCGTGACCAGGCTTTCAGTCTGCGAGAAGACGTTCTGCGCGGCGTCCGCATAGTTGGCCAGCGATCGAGTGGCGCCGAGTTCCCAACTGGACTGCGCCGCCAGCATCTGCTGGGTGGCGCTTTGCTCCAGCAACACACGGTCGGTCTGGTACTGCTGCAGCGCTGCCAGCTGTGCCTGGTAGTCGTCCTCGCTGATCCGACCCTCGCGCCGCGACCTGCTCAGGTCATAGAACTTCTGATCGAAGTCGCGGTTCGCCTGCTGGATGCGCGCCAGCTGGTCGCGCGCCGTGTCGCCCATGCCCAAGCCGGCAATGTTCTGGCCGATCTCCTGCTGGCGCAGCTTCAGCGCGTTGTCCAGCGCATCCGTGTACGCGCGCAGGGAATCGGTCGCGCGCTTGTCGTACGCCGCGACAGCGTTGGTGCCTTCCTTGCGGACGTTGACGATCTGCTCTTCCAGTTCCTGCACCTTGGACGCGTACCGCTCGCGCTCGGCCAGGGACTTGCGCCCGCTGGCTGCCTCTGCCTCCAGTTCGGCAATGGCCAGCTGATCCTGCAGCGCGTTTTCCTTCAGCGTGTACGACTTCTCCAGATACTCACGCTCGGAGATCAGGCCCTGGGTGCGCTCGTTCTGCAGGTCAAGCTGGGTAGACCGCTCGATCTGCTTGGCCTGACGCGCATAGCCCTCCAGTGCAGCGATCTGTCCGCCAAGCGTGTTCTCCAGTCGCGCGGCCGCGCCGGATCCGCTGCCCTTCGGATCCTTGTACTTCTCGTTGATGCCAGCAGCCAGGCGCGAGTAGTCGGCATCGCTGAACGACCCACCGGCAGCCAGGATCGCCGCGCGGTCTTTGTCCAGCTTGTCCAGTTCCTTCTGGCGCCGCTGGGCATTGGTCATCACCTCGTCGCGCATCTTGTCGACGCGCAGCTGGGCGGCGATGGCATCTTCCTGCTTCCGGGCGTTGGCCGAGGCGGACTCGGCCGCGCGCTGCTCCATGCGCTGCTGCTCCTGCAGCAGTGCGACCTGCCTGTCGATCGACGCCACCCGACCGGCCGCCAGACGGTTGCCCTGAATGTCCCGGCGCTCACCCATCAGGGTATCGATTTGGTCCTGCAGCGTCGGTCCAGTGCTCAGGCCCTTCTTCAGCTCAGCCCAGAACTGCTGCACGCCGGCGCTCAGGTTGCGCCATGCCTGCTCAGCCTTGGACAGGTGCTGTGTGGACGACGCGGCGACCTGCGCGGTGGCCGCCTCGATCACCGCCTGCACGGCAGCGTGCTTGTCGCCAGCGTCCTGCAGCGCCTTGATGTGCTGGTAGGTGGCCACGTCCATGAAGTGCATGGCCTGATTGTGCTCGGCTGCCCACTTCGCCGGGTCGGCGGTGACCTTGGCGTAGTCCTTGCTGACATCCTCCAGCGACTCGCCAGTCAGCTGCGCGGTGCGCACGACCACCGTGGCCAGCCCTTCCATCTCCGACGAGGTCAGCCGGCCGGTCTTGGCGAAGTCCATCAGCACGTCGCGCGCCTCGCCAAACGACGTGCGCGCGTCGGCCGCCACCCTGCGGGTCATGTTCTCCAGCGAGGAAGCCGTCAGGCCGGCGTAGTTGCCGGTCAGCTGCAGCGTGGCGTTGAACTCCTTGGCTTCCTTGTTACCGGCGTAGTAGGCGTAGCCCAGCGCCGCGACGGCGCCGGCGGTAACGGTGATCGGGTTCACCAGGCCAGCGACATACGAGGCAGTCGCCTGGATGGCCGGCACCAGGCCGCCAAACATGTCCTTCAACTGGCCGCCCTGCTGCAGCAGCACCATCAGCGGCGACTGGCCGGTGGCCAGCCCGACGCCGATGTCCGTCATCTGGGCCGGCAGCATGCGCATGGCGTTGGCTGCCGCCGCGGCGGACTGCTCGACCTTCTTCCCCGACTGCGTAGCCTTGGCCCCGATCGCGTCGAAGGCTTCCGCCGTCTGTGAAGCGGCTTTGGCCGGGGTGTTCGAAGCGCTTGCCGAACGAGCCTGCCGCTCAAATTGCTCGGTAGCCTGACCTGCCTGGCGAGCAGACTTCTCGTAGCGGTCAAGCGATGCACTCGCCTCAGTAGCGGCCTTTGCGGATTTGCCGATCCCCGCAGATGCGGCATCTCCGCTCTTTCCCGCCTTGTCCATCGCGTCGGCGGTGCGATTGGCTGCCTTTTCGGTGCGGTCGAGCGCATCCTCCCCCCGCTTCAGCCCGGAGGTATCCATCGCAAAGCTGAGCGAGGCGATATCCACGACTTACCCCTTCTTCTTGGTTGCCTCCATCACCACACGATCGAGCCGCCGGATGGCGTCCAGCTGCCAGCGCGCGGGGCGCTCGCCGATCATGGTGAAGAAGGCGTGAATGTCGGTGTAGGTGATGGGCGACAGGCCCATTCCAACCGGCCTGGTGGTGTTCAGTTCCATGAACCAGCCCCAGATCTGGAAGCCAGCCGGCGGGAGTTCCGGGCCGTCGAGCCCTTCCGGCCGCCGCCCGGTCTGGCGCGCCACCGATTCGAGGTTCTGCCTGACGGTCGAGCCATCAGGAAGGCGCTCATCCAGCGCCGCCTGATGCTCCGCGTACGCGATCAGGTCGGCCGTCAGACCTTCAGAAAATTTGCCGACTGGGCCGCCGCTGCGTAGACCTGGCCGCGGACTTCAGGGTTGACCGTGTACAGCAGCCGGGCGTTGTCCGGCGTGCACGGCTCATCCAGACCGCGCCACGACACCGTGCGCAGAACCGCTCCGGCGATGGCCTTGGCCTCGTCGTCTTCGACCGGATCCGGCACGATGGCCTCGCCCTTCTTGCCAGCCTGGTAAGACCGCTCGCGGAAGGCGTTGATCTCCTTGCGGGCCGCCGCGCGCACGGTGTCCGAATGCTCGCCGCGCACCGTGATGAAGACGCCCAGCCCGATGCCGTCCGAATTCTTGACCTCGAACTCGTAGCCAGTCTCGCTGGCCTGCACCAGGTTCAGGGATGCGATCGAGCGCGTCGGCGCCGCGGTGTTCTGTTCCATCGTCTGCTCCAAAAAGTTGCGGGCCAGCACATGCCAGCCCGCGAAGTTCCCATGGGTGGGAGCGCTGTCCCGTGGACTGCCCGTCTTATGCGAGCGAGTCTTGCACCGAGATGGTGGTCTTCTCGTTGGCCGTGCCTGCGCCGCCAGCGCCGTTCAGCAGCGCTTGGAAGGCGAAGGTCTGGATCAGGCCCTTCTCGCCGTCGTCCTTGCTGGCGCTGCCCAGCTTCACGCGAGACATGGTCATTGCGAGGAAGTCGGCGGTGCCGGTGTTCCCGGTGGTCAACGCCGCGGAAATGCCGATCTCCGTCTCATTGACGAAGGCATCGCGCAGCACCGCGTCCTGGAAGTAGGCGGTGAACTGGCCGGTCACCACCACGCGGCCCGGGTACAGGTCCGGCAGCGTGTTCTGGCCGACAACCGGGTCGCCGGTCAGGTTGGCGTTAATCGATGCGCTCATGCCGGTCACCAGGCCCACCGGCAGCCCGCCCGCCAGCAGCACGCCGTTCACGGCCGCCACCACGCCGGAGGTGGTCTCCACAGCAGGCGCGGTGAAGTACGCCGACGTGGCCGAGACCATGTCCAGGCCCTGCACCTGCGCTGCCAGCGTGGCCATGCCGGTCGCCGGCAGGTTCAAGTCCAACTGCGCCAGCTTGCAGTCGGTGAAGCGCTCGGACTGCGCCACATCCGAGAACCAGTGCTCGAAGGTAATGTACTTGTCCGTGTGCGCGCTGGTCGGCACGTAGGTCTTCTTGCCCGGTACCGACACGGTGGCCGATGCGATCGGGCCTTCAGCGACCATCGCCACGCCGTTCAGCGGGATGACGGTCAGCGCCAGCGCGGTCAGCGACACCACCAGCAGGTTTTTGTTCAGGTTGGCGGCGTTGAACGAGCCGGCCGTCAGCCGCACCACGTCGCCGGCCTTGATGCCGTCCGTCAGGTACGAACCGGCGGCGCGCGTAACGGTGTAGGCCTGCACAGTGCCCAGCAGCGAACCCACGGCGATCGTGATGCTGGCGCCGGTGATGGCGCTCACCGCGGCGAAGTCACGGCGCAGGATGGCGGCGATCATGTCGGCATACGTGCCCGGCGAGATTTCACCGTTGATCGTGCCGGCCACCCGGCGCACGCCGTGGCGGAAATCGGCGATCTGCTGGTCGGAGCGGATCTCCTCGGACTGGTAGGTGTCCTTGTTCAGCGCGATGTCCGACGTGACGCGGCGCAGGATCTGGCCGCCGGTGGTGCCGGCGGCGACGCCCTGCGCCGTCTGCAGCTTGTACCGCAGTTGCTTGAACAACCCCTTTGCGATGGGCATTTTCTTGCTCCAAACAGAAAAGCCCCGCGCAAGGCGAGGCGTTGAAGATGCGGGCCGGCGTCAGGCGAAAACGCTGGCAAAGTAGTCGATGCTGACCGGGATGCAGAAGCGATCGCCGTCCTGAAATCCGGGCCCGATGGCCGGTGTGCGGCGCACGGTGACCTCAATGCCGCTGGCGACCAAGGTGCTTCCTCGCTTGAACCAGTCGCGGATCATCGCCGCCCGCGCCTGTGCGGCTCCCGGGCCGCCGTTCTGTGGGTAGCACAGCGTGACCTGGAACACGCCAACCTCTCGGTAGTACGTGCCATAGGCCGGGTTCTCCGGCGAGCCTGGTAGCAGATCCATTCGCTGGTACGGCGCGCCTGGCGTCGGCGTGAACTGGTTGTTTTCAGGCGCCGTGCCAATGGTCGGCGTCATTGCCAGCAGTCGAGTCTCCAGCGCGGCACGGATGGCGGCAATGCTCATTTCTTCAGCTCTCCGACAGCCTTAGTCAGGTACTGGTCAAACTCAGCCACAGTGATGCGAACCATCCCGGCCGGCGCTTGCTGCGACCAGCCGTATTCCAAGCGCTGAGCGTATGGGAGGTGGTTGGCCAGGTAGATGGTCTGTCCCATGACAATCCGGGACAGATCGAGCGTTGCGTCGGCAATGGCAGCGCGCCCAGTCGGATCGACCCGATCCAACGTGGTCGGTGTCAGCGTGTATTGCACCTGCCAGTTGCCCCTGAATCTTCCGGATTGCACAGGGGAGCGCATCACGAAGCTGGTCATCAGGTCCAGCGCCACCTTGCGCACCACCTGCTCCTGATTGCCCTTGGCGCGCTCGACGAACGCGGCGAACTTGCGGCGGAATTCGTCGTTGGTGGCCATAGAAGGAAAAAGAGCCGCTCAAAGCCATTTGATTACACACATCTCAGTCGTCAAGTTCACGGGCGTACCTGAGGCCTGCGGCGAAATCCACCACTCGCTGCAGGCCTTGCCAGATGGTCTTGACTCCGGGTTCGCCGTCG